AAACCCAGGGCATCATCTCGGCGGCGCTGGCCTGGCCCAGGCCCAGGAGTTTGGCAGCGTGCTGACAGAAATCATGTTGTCCTTCCTCTACGTCGCCGCTTGCGTGGCGGTGCCGCTGGCCATCCTGATCCTGATCAACGCCTGGTGGGGGAGGTAAAGTGATCCACTACCATGGCACACCCATTGGCGGGTCACGACAGGATACCGCCCGTTTCCTGATCGGGCGCCATGCCCTGGTTCCTTATCCACGCCAGGACGATATTGGCATAGTCGCGGAAGCCTGCCAGTCATTCGTCTTTGATAATGGCGCCTTTACGATCTGGAAACGCGGCGGGGAGCTGGACACCTCTGGCTATATTGCCTGGGTGCGGGAATGGTGCCGCCATCCGGGCTTTGACTGGGCCTTGATCCCGGATGTGATCGACGGCGATGAACAAGCTAACGATGCACTTGTGTCTGAGTTTCAGGAGGCAGGACTTGCCCTATACGGCGTCCCTGTTTGGCACCTGCACGAATCCATCGACCGCTTGGCGCGACTCTGCGATGAATGGCCCACCGTGGCCCTGGGCAGTTCTGGACAGTGGGCCTCGCCAGGCTCCACTGCCTGGTGGGGACGCATGTCCGAAGTTATGAATTCCATCTGTGACGATAGCGGGCGCCCGCCAGCTCGACTGCATGGGTTGCGCATGATGGACCCGGACATCTTTACCAGGCTACCCCTGGCCAGCGCTGACAGTACCAATGCTGCCGTCAACTCTGGGAGCCTATCCAGATTCGGATCCTATGTCCCTCCTACATCGGCCCAACGCGGAGCTGTGATCGCGGAGAGGATCGAGGCGCATAACTCGCTCCCATGCTGGCACCCATTAGCCTCTCAACAGGCATTCAATCTGGGAGATCCCAATGGATGACGCTGACCGGGCCGAGGAGCACATCGAGAAAGAACTAGAGCTGGCCATTCAGGCCGCGCGCGGTATTCCTGGGACGCGCTACCAGCCGCAACGGTCACATTGCCCGGATTGCGGCGATACCCTGGAGGCGCATCGGCGGGCCTATGGGGTATGTAGGCCATGCCAGGAGTTGAGGGAGGCGAGAGGAAGGTGGAAATGATGACTGCATACAATCCGCACCCATTAGCTGGCATCTTTCCTATGATGTCTAGTGATGAGTTCGTATCACTCAAGACCGATATCCGTGCCAATGGCTTATTAGAACCAATCTGGTTATTGGATGGCCAAATATTGGATGGCCGTAATCGCTTTAAGGCTTGTCAAGAAGTTGGTGTTAAACCTGTCTTTCGTGATTATGAGGGTGACAATCCCACCGCTTTCATCATCTCGCTCAACCTCAAGCGTCGGCACCTTTCGGAAAGCCAGAGGGCCATGGTGGCGGCCAAGCTGGAAAACCTTGAGCACGGACAAAGAGCGGATCTGGCGAGAGATGCAAATTTGCATGTCTTGAAAAGGGCCGAAGCCGCCAGCCTCCTCAACGTCTCCCCACGCTCAGTCGCCACAGCCAAGAAAGTCGAGGAATTAGGAACGCCAGAATTGGTTTCCGCCGTTGAGCAAGGGAATATTGCCGTATCAACTGCCTCGGTATTAACCGAAACTCCTCCAGAAACCCAGCGCTATGCTGCCGAACATCCCAAGGAGGCTCCGGCTATTGTCCACAATCACCGGGCACAGGGTACCGGTGAAAATGAGTGGTACACCCCAATCGAGCATCTGGATTTGGCTAGGCAGGTTTTGGGTGGTTTCGATCTGGACCCGGCATCTTCTGAACAAGCCAACGCAACAGTGGGAGCATCCACCATCTTCACTTTGGATGATGACGGGCTATCTCAACCCTGGCATGGACGAGTATGGCTGAATCCACCCTATTCTCAGCCTTCCATAGCTCTGTTTGCTGAGAAGCTGGCTAGCGAGTGTGAATCAGGAAATATCGAATCAGCTATTGCGCTGACCCACAACTACACCGACACCGCCTGGTTCCATCGGCTGGCCAATGCTTGCCGGGCGATTTGTTTTACGCGCGGACGTATTGGTTTTGTCAACCCAGAAGGAAAGAAAGCCTCACCAACCCAGGGCCAGGCTTTTTTCTATTTCGGTGATGATGTCATTCGTTTTTCGGAAGCATTCCAGCGCATTGGCTTTATAGTGGAGGTGCGCTGATGGGTTTTAACGAAAACTTAAAATTTGGGAGGGTCGCTGAGGGACTTATTGCCAAGTGGTTAATGGCGCGCGGTTCGTCAATTATGCCCGCCTATGAAATAGAAAAGCATAGCGGAAAAGGGCCTCAGCTTTTCCATGCAGAACATCAGTTGGTTGCACCGGATTTATTGGTATTTAATCATGCTGGAGTTCAATGGATTGAATCAAAACATAAATCAGTGTTTACATGGCACAGGGTAACTGGAAAGTGGACAACAGGAATAGATTTGCGTCATTACACGGATTATCTGATGGTTTCAAAACAAACAAAACTTCCGGTATGGCTGCTGTTTTTCCATCGAAATAGTAAGCCTGATATACGCGATTTGAAACAAGGATCACCTCATGAATGCCCAACTGGGTTATTTGGAGAAGAACTGTTTTCATTGGTTGCGGCTGAAAATCACCGCTCACCGGCTTTTGACGCCAGGCGAACTGGCATGATGGGACATGGTAAAAGCGGAATGGTTTATTGGGCGGTTGATGAGTTAAAGCTGATCGCCACCAGGGACGAAGTGCTTAAACACGCAAACATCATGCTTTGAGATGCCGCCTAAATGGCCCTCCTCTCCCTGCACCTGGAATGCCTATGTAGAGTCCGGCGCTACCCGCGAAGAACGCGCCAAACGCCTGGCCGAGGTCCCGGAAGAATGGCGCGAGGGCGTCAAGCGGCATGTGGCCTGCGAGTTCAAAATTCGGACTCGGATGGCCAAAAAACGGTTATAATCAGAAACGCGAAAGCCGGAGATTCGCACTCTCCGGCCTTCACTTGGCAATCAACCTAGATAGGAGGCGCCATGCCCTACCTGCATTTTAGCCGATCCTCGGCTCTACACCAAGACCTCGCGGCGTATATTCGCTGCACCTTCCCAGGAATCCCTGGAACCTACCGCATTACGAGCCTTGACGACCTGCGCGAGCTGGCCGCCGATCCCGTGCGCTTTGCCGCGGATCTGGCGGGGATATCACTGGCTGAGTATCAGCGTCGGCTGGCGGGGGAGGTATCGCTATGAGCGGGAAATTCCTTAGCAGAGCTTGGATCGCCCCGTTACCTGCCCGCCAAAAGCTGGTGCTGATGACACTGGGTGATTGGTCCAATGAAGATGGTAATTTTTCTACATGCCTGTACAGGGTAAGCGATCAATGCGGCATGAGTGCGGTGAAAACCAACCGCTGCATTATCAGACTGGTCAATAAAGGTTTTGTCCAATTACAGGAAGGTTCCGATTATGCGCAGTTATCGGGGGCCTTGCTATGACCCATCAAAATATAGGTCATAGGTTTAACCTAGTGTCTAAAGAATTACCAGAACCACCCTATGACAAACACACGTCAGCAAAAGGATATGGATTTGATTTAGACGTTTCAAGGATGCAAAACAGCGATTCATGGGCAATTTGTCCCCAGGAAATACGCCCATGGATGATGATGAGCTGGGTCATGTCATGGGCGCAGCATCCATGCGGTTCCCTTCCCGCCGATGATGAGATCGTAGCCGTCAGGCTGGGTTGCTCAGTGGAATTTTTGAAGGTTCATCGCCGTTTTATCCTGCGAGGATGGGTACTTCATTCTGATGGTCGCCTCTATCATCCAGTCATAACTGAAGAAGTTTGTAAGATGATTCAGAATCGCGAAAAGTGGAAAATCAAGAAGAGCGGACAAAGGTCAGACTCAGAAAAACAGTCACTTAACAAAAATGTCCCCAGGGAGTCCCCAGGGAGTCCCCAGGGTGTCCCTGGGGTGTCCCCTCCTTCCCATCCCATCCCATCCCATCCCAAACAAGAAGAGGAAGCTAACGCTTCCTTGTCGAAACCGGCTGAGCCGGTTATCGACCTGTTTGGCGAGGATGCGGAGAAAAAACCCTCTATCCCTCCATGCCCGCATCGCGCCATCGTGGACCTGTACCACGAAATCCTGCCCGAGTTGCCTGGCATAACCTTCAGCCTGTGGCAAAACAGCAAGGACGCTCAATCGCTGGCGATGATTTGGAAATCCGATAAACGTCACAGAGATTTAAATTTCTGGCGTGATTTTTTTCAGGCCGTGAGAACAAATCCGCATTGGATGGGAGAAAATACAAAATGGAAGGCTAATTTACGCTGGCTGGTTGCAAAGAGCCATTTTATTGCTGGCGTAGAATTGATGGTTAATCTCAAGAAACGGGAGGAATGCCATGGATGAACCTCTCCACAGCCTCCCGTCCGAGCAGGCATTGTTGTCGGTCATCATCCGCGATCCCAAGTGCATCGATTACCTGAGCGTGGACCTGACACCGGAGGACTTCTGGAATCACCATCATCGTGTTCTCTGGCAGGCGATTCAGGAACTCATCGAGGCAGGACGGCCATGGGACTTTGTAACCCTAGCCGAGTATCTGTCCAGAAATGGCAAAATCGAGGACGCGGGCGGGATGCCCTACCTGAGCCAGGTCCTCAATGTCTGCTGCTCGGCAGCAAACCTGTCGCACCATGCCATTACCCTACGGGACTATGCCATCAAGCGCGGGTTAGTCGAGGCTGGCAATCGCCAGGTGGCCGACGTGCACCACCCGGATGGCAGGAGCGGGATGCAGATGCTCGAAGCGGCGCAACAGAGCCTGTCCACCCTGGCAGAGCGAGGCGTAGTGGGAAGCGGTTTCATCACCTCGCGTGAGGCATCCCAGAAGGCTATCGATCGTATCGCGGAACTGCATAACCGTGGTGGCGGCATGGTGGGCATCGCCACCGGCTGGACAGACCTCGACCGCAAGGTATTGGGCCTGGAAGCGGGAAGCCTCGTCATCATTGCCGCCAGGCCGTCGATGGGCAAGACGACCATGGCCATGCAGTTGGCGCAACGGGTGGCCAAATCCCAACCCGTGGCCGTGTTCAGCTTGGAAATGTCCGCTGAATCCCTAGCCACCCGTATGCTTGCCAGCCAGGCCAGGGTAAATCACGATCGCCTACGTTCTGCCACCCTCGAAGACGAGGAATGGCAACGCCTGACACCAGCCACTCATACCGTGGCGCATCTCAACCTGCACATTGACGACCAGGCTGGTTTGTCTGCTGGCGAGATCGTGGCCAGGTCGAAGCGGCTGCACCGCGAGCATAAGGGCCTCGGGCTGATCGTCATCGACTACCTGGGACTGATCGCCACGCCTGCCAAAGTCGAAAGCCAGAATTTAGCCATCAGCAAGATTACAGCGGCCATGAAGGGACTGGCGAAAACCCTAAACGTTCCCGTTGTCATGCTGTCACAACTCAACCGCAACGTGGAATCAAGGCCAGATAAGCGGCCCGTCATGTCCGACCTTCGTGACAGCGGATCGATCGAACAAGACGCGGATCTGATTTTGTTCATCTACCGTGACGATGTTTACCGGCCCGACTCTCAAGATGCGGGGACGGCCGAAATCCTCATTGCCAAGCATCGCAATGGTCAGACTGGGAAAGTACGGCTGGCCTTCAATGGCCAGTTCACACGATTCGACAACCTGGCCCAGGACTGGGAAAGGCCGATGCCCTATAAGCGGTCCTCCAAGAGTTACGAGTACTGATGCCTAAATTCCGCCTCAAGCCGATCGTCCCTTCCGAACACCAGGTGCAGACGGCCTGCCTGCAATACCTGGCTGTGTGTCCGCAGGTGGCGTGGGCGGAGGAACAGACATGATGCAACGCCGCATCCAAGCCCTGGGTCGCCTCAAACCCGGAGAGCGCAACCGCACCGAGGCCGCCTATGAACTTACCCTTGCGGCTCGCAAGAACGCCGGGGAAATTCTGTGGTACGCCTTTGAGGCCATCAAGCTCAGGCTGGCGGACAACTGCTTCATCACCGTGGACTTTGCCGTCATGCGTGCCGATGGCCTGCTAGAGATGGTGGACGTGAAGGGCTCGCCCGCCGTGTTTCAGGACGACGCCCGCGTCAAGCTCAAGGTCGCCGCCGCCCAATTTCCCTTCATTTTCACCGTGGCCTACCCCATCGCCAAAAAGCTGGGCGGGGGCTGGAGAGTAGAGGAGTTTTGATGATGACTGAATTAACCGCAGAACGTGCAAGAATGAAATGCGCATGAAGTGCTGCGTAAGGCCACAGGACGCGTTTCTGAGGCTGGTGGCTACATCAGGAGGGGTGAGCGGCGTCGTGCGCTCTACGGGCGATTTACAAGCCTTGCTGGGCATTTCTGGAGGTGTTGATGGCTGACAAATGGGATGCGCGATGGATGGCGGTTGCAAAACTGTTCGCGTCATTTTCAAAAGACCCGAGCACTGGCGTAGGAGCCGTGGCAGTTGACAGCCGCAAGCGCCTGGTGGCGTCAGGTTTCAATGGGCTCAGTCGCCGCGTTGAAGATTCTCAGGAACGCCTGCATAACAGAACGACTCGGTATAGCCTCACGGTTCACGCTGAAATAAATATGCTGATCAGTGCCGAGCGTTCATTACGAGGTTGCACGGTTTATCTGTGGCCCATGCCTCCTTGCAGTCAGTGCGCCGCGGCTCTGATCCAAGCCGGTATCTTCCGCGTCGTGGCACCCGCACCGGCTCCAGACCTGGCAGACCGCTGGGGAGAGAGCATTGAGTTGGCGGTGATGGCGATGCGCGAGGCGGGGGGGAGAGTGGATATTGTGGAGGATCGCTATTGATGTCGTTGTCAGACCTGCAACGCACAGCCATCAACGCCATGTGTCGGCAACCGATTTATGCGCAAGACGGACCCTATCAGCCATTACTGCCTCCAACTGAACCGCGTTGTCACGATCGCTTGTGTCAAGCCCGCGAGGACTGCCGGCGCTGGCTGGACAGGGACGGGCCAGCCGATCGGCATTACTCGATCATGCGGCCCTTGTGGCAGTGTCACCAGGACCCATGCGCCCATTATCTTCCCCAGGAGGTCCCCAATGCCTGACGACGACATCCGCGAAGAGGTCCTGGAGGACCCGGAGCGCTGGGAGCGGACCATGGCCGATATCGCTGATGTGCTGGTGGGCGAGCTGCACCGCGCCGGGGTGGAAGGTGCGCAGTGTCTGGGGCGCAAGCTGGCCTTTGCGCTCAGCCAGGCCATCGGCGGCACCCAGATTTACCTGCCGCGCGGGGATGCCATCAGGCGCGCCTCGCGGGATCTGGGCATCTGGCTGGAATACGACGGCACGGTGATGGGTCCGAATGGATCGGTAGCGCTATCGCAGCGTTACGGTATGAGCGAGATCCACATTTACCGCATCATCGCCAGGCAACGGGGG